CAGTGGGTGTTGTTACGAATGCAGAGAAGAATACTTAAGGCACAAAAATGTTAAAAAAATAGAAGACACTGATATTTCGCTAGAAACGAAAGAGTCTTTAAGTAAAAAAAGAAAAGAAGTGCCTAGTTATATTTTAAGGTGAGGAAAATGCTAAGTTCAAATCAAATAAACGTTTTGGGAAACATACTAGAGACCAGCTGGGGAAAAAGCAGCACTGAATTTAGGTGTACTGCAAAATTTGAAGGAAATATAGTGAGGCTGATGTATAGCACTGTTGTTTATCTTGCTTCAGAAAAATCTATGAATTCTCAAATACCAGCAGTTGCGCTAGAAGCTGTAGAGAGAATTAAATCAAGAATCGACTCTGCGAAAAAAGAATTTAAAGATCAAACTGGCGAAGCTTTAACAACAAAAGAAATCAATTCGGAAGAATCAGTTGAATATATTCAAGCTTCTTCTTTAAGCCCTAGAAAAGTAGTTCTTTATCGGAGAGTAGCAGACTTTGAAGTAAGTTAATGGCTCCTAATAATAAACAGAGACAAATTAAAGAAATAGTCAAGTGTGGTAAAGATCCATCTCATTTCTTTAATAAATACGTAAAAATCCAACACCCGACCCGCGGGACGATACCGTTTAAAACCTACAAGTTTCAAGATAGCTGTGTAAAAGATTTTAATGAGCACCGCTTCAATGTAATTGTTAAATCTCGTCAGCTTGGTCTTTCTACCCTTACAGCAGCTTACGCAGTTTGGTTAGCTATTTTTTATAAAGATAAAAATATTTTAGTCATTGCTACTAAGTTGGCAGTGGCTATGAACTTTATTAAAAAAGTTAAAACTGCTATTAGAAGCTTGCCACCATGGCTTGTTTTGCCAGAAATTGTTACTAATAATAAGCAGTCGATAGAATTTAGCAATGGATCTCAGATAAAAGCTATTCCTACGTCAGAAGATGCAGGTCGTTCTGAAGCGCTGACATTATTGATTGTTGATGAGGCTGCTTTTGTTAGAAACTTTGATGAACTCTGGATGGGTCTATACCCCACGCTTTCAACAGGCGGTCGTGCGATTGTTCTTTCTACCCCAAACGGTGTGGGAGGCCAATACTATGATCTATATCAAAAGGCTGAGTCTGGAGAAAACGAATTTAACCCTATAAAACTCCCGTGGGATGTCCACCCAGAAAGAAACGACGATTGGTTCGAAAATGAATGCAAAAATATGGATGAAAAGCAAGTTGCACAAGAGCTTATGTGCGATTTTGCTGCTTCTGGAGAAACTTTTCTTTCTATTGACGAAATCAAATATCTTTCTTACTGTATAAAGTCCCCTATGGAGAAATGGGGTCCAGAAAATAATGTGTGGGTTTGGAAATATTCTCTTGGCGACCACAAATATATTATTTCTGCAGACGTTTCTAGAGGGGATTCTAAAGACTACTCTGCTTTTCATGTAATAGACACTAACACTTCAGAAATTGTTTGCGAATTTAAAGGCAAGATTCCACCAGATCAATTTGCGGTTTTGTTAGTGGAAGCGGGAAAGAGATATAATAAAGCATTGATTTGTCCAGAAAGCAATACATACGGTTATGCTGTTCTAGTAAGGCTTCAAGACTTAAATTATGATAACATATATTTTAAGAAAGAAAAGGACAAATATGAAGTTTTATATGGAAATGGCTCTATAGGAAAAGCAGGATTTTCTACTCAAGGAAATAATAGAGCGCAAATTTTAACAAAACTAGAGCAAGTTATTCGAAATAAAGAGATTCAAGTTTACTCTTCACGACTTTATGAAGAAATGAAAACTTTTATTTGGAAAGGAAATAAAGCTCAAGCTATGAGAGATAAAAATGATGATCTCGTAATGTCTTTAGCGATTGGCGTCTGGTTATATGATACTTCTAGTAGGAGCCAGCAAAGCGTAGATATTAACGCTACTATGCTGGCTGCTATGGGAGTTCATAAAAATAATCCTCCAGCTGAGCTAGATCCAAATTTAAGAGACTTCTCTAGAATTAATCCATTTAAACCAGTAGTAATGGATTCAGTCCCTACTGGTGATAAAGATGAAAAAAGTCCTCATCCGGTTTTCGGTAATATGGATTGGTTGTTAAAATAATAAATAGTTAGTTACGCGAGTGTATTATGGCAGATCAAACTCCAGGTTTATTTAGAAGGTTAACTCAGCTTTTTAGGTCGGGTCCCTCAATCAAAAGAAGAGTAAAATCTTTTGACAGCAAAGTTGCTGCGCAAAGTTCTTTAGAGCAATTTAAAGCAGCTCACAGAGACGCATATTCAAGCACATTGAGCGCATATGGCTCTTTTGATAGAATGGCTCGTTATTCAGATTTTAGTGAGATGGAAGCTACCCCAGAAATAGCTTCGGCTCTAGACATTTATTCAGAAGAGTCAGCGTCTCCGGACGATAAAGGAAATGTTCTACACATTTACTCTGAAAATAGAAAAATTAGAGAGTTGCTAAGAACTCTTTTTTATGACACTCTTAACGTAGATTTTAATCTTACAATGTGGATTAGAAATCTCTGCAAGTATGGAGACTTTTTTCTTTTTAACGATGTGAGCCCGGAGTTTGGCGTAATAGGTGCATATCCAATTCCTATTTCTGAAATTGAGAGAGAAGAAGGATATGATCCTGATGATCCAACTGCAGTTAGGTTTCGTTGGATGACACAAGGAAACCAAGTTTTAGAAAACTGGCAAGTTTCTCACTTTAGGCTTTTGGCTAACGATGCTTTTCTTCCTTATGGTTCTAGCGTTTTAGATCCAGCTAGAAGAATTTGGAGACAGTTGATTCTTATCGAAGACGCGATGCTGGTATATAGAGTTATTCGAGCTCCAGAGCGTAGAGTGTTTTATATCGATATTGGTAATGTTCCACCAGAAAATGCGGCTGAATATTTGGAGCAGGCTAGAGCTTCTCTAAAGACTAACCCAGTTATAAATAAGACAGATGGCCGAGTTGACCTCAGATATAATCCTTTATCAGTAGATGAGGATTACTTCATACCAGTGCGCGGAGGTGACTCAGGCACCAAGATAGAGTCTTTAGCGGGCGGTCAGAACACAGCTGCTATCGAAGATGTAGAATATATCCAGAAGAAAATGTTTGCTGCTCTTAAAGTACCAAAAGCATATCTCGGCTATGATGAAGATATTGGCGCTAAAGCAACCCTTGCGCAAGAAGATATAAGATTTAGTAGAACTATTTCTAGAATTCAAAAAACAGTCGTCTCAGAACTCAACAAGCTTGCAATGATCCACTTATATGCTCATGGATTTACTGGCGAAGAATTAATAGATTTTACTCTTAAGTTATCTAATCCATCTTCTATAGCTCAACAGCAAAAATTAGAATTGATAAGTACAAGATTCGATATTGCTGGTAAAGTTCCCGAAGGAATGGTAGATAAGCGTTGGGTAAGAAAAAATGTTCTTGGATTAACTGATGAAGAGATTATATCTATTGACGAAGGCATGCTAGAAGATGCAGCTGCTGCTGCTGACCTTGAAGCTGCAGGACAAGCGCCCGAAGCCGGCGGTGGTGGTGGCGATGACGGCGGAGGCGGAGGAGATCTTTTCGCGACCGATACGCCGTCTAATCCAAACATATTGGATGGAAATCCGATAGAACCTTCTACTGGAGAAATGAGAGAGGCTGACGATACAGAAGAAGATGAAGAGGAAGAAGATATTGTTAGATTAAGTATGGATGACGAAGACGGCCCTATCAAAGTAGACAACATGGTTAAAAATATGTGGGGCGAACCTCTTCCAAAGAATAGAAAAGAAACTAACTCACGATCTAAAATTCATTCTCCAGATTTTGCAAGTATTACAGGGGTTGGAAGTAAAACTCGAAAAAGAGATTCTATGAATCAACCTTACGATAACAGCTTTTTTAAAAATCCATTCAGCGAAGGATTAATAGCGGAACTTGAAGACGATGGCCACATTCCTGTTGGAAATCACCAGCCAAGATTTGATTCGTCTACAATTTCATTATTAAATAAGCTATCTAAGGTGATAAATAATAATAGTAGTGGTTTGTTAAAGGAAGAGTCTAGTATAGATCTTGAAATCATTAACGAAAATCTCACGGTCGATAATGCCTTGGGCGAGGATGATGATGAAACATAATAAAAAAAGAAACGTAGGAATTATATATGAGCAGCTTTCTCAAGCTTTTTCTGAAGCTTTAGTAGAAAGAAACCAGAAGAGGGCAATGCTCATAAAAAAAATAATTGATGACCACTATCATAGAGATGGTGAAATATTTAGAGAGTTTAAAATATTCAACGCTTTATTAAAGGTGTATGTACCCAGTGATTCATTAGCAACAAGTATACTGAGCGAAGCTAAGACCGCCACTATTTCTCTTAATCGAAAGAAGCTAGAAATAGAAAAGTCACTGCTTATTAAA